ATAGAAATCATTCCGTTAATAAAATAACATAATCCAGCAATAAAAAGAAAAACTACAGTAATTAAAACCGTAAAAATTGGTAATATTATAAATTTCATTAAGAACGCTAATACGTGTAATACTATCGTTAGTAAATAAAACACAATTCTCAAAGGAAACATAAGAATTAGAAATAATAAAAATATTATATCAAATCTGAACATAGCATCATTAGTGGGAAATTTCACATTTTCACTTTCGCATTGTTCCGCCAAGATATCTTTAACGGTTATGATTCTATTTGGTAGAGTTCCTTTTCTGTATTGTGTTATTAGTTGTGAAACAGTATAGACTTTATTATACTCCATCTCATAAAAAGTATCTTCACAATCGATAGCCGCTTGGATATCCGCATAGTCGTTCCAATCCAAACTAAATGCGTATGATTTTAACGCCAGTTGGTATGGTGGTAAAGATGTTGACGCTTTTAACGGGTCACTGTTTGGCGAAGATGTTATCCAACCGTATTCTCTAATATTTGGAACTAAAAAATAGGCTCTTTTAACGGTTTCGGATAATGATGGTGATTGACTCCATTTTACTTTAAATCGATATTTTGCTTTTGTTGGTATTCCGACTTTAGGGTCTAAGGACAACACCCTCTCTCCAAATTCATTAGTTGTAACATAATCTAAATTCATAGGTACGTCTATCAACCATGTTCCGTTATCATCAATTGCCCTTCCTCCGCTATCTAAGTCCACTGTTTCTAATCCGGGTCTTCCGTTTTCATCAACTAAAACTGTTTGTCTTATTGCTAATATTTCACCGGGACCTGTAACTAAACTACATAAATTACCTTGTTTTAATTTTGGCTTGCAATTTCTTTTTTGGAATTCATCATCGTTAGATGATATAATTGAACCCATAAAGATTGCGGTCGGCATTATGTTTACATTATATTGTTCTGTTAGGTCAAAATCAATTCTTGTTATACCTAAATTACAAACTTCAGGTTCTCCCCACAAAGGTTCTACCTGAATTATTTGATTTAAACTTAAAATTTGTGGTAGTTCCGCTAAATTACTAGACGTTCTAAATTTAGTTCCCGAAACTTGTAATTCGTTTGCCAAATCCATTCTAATTAAGTCTTGTGGTGATAATGAAAACTCACCTATATCGGATAAATCAACATCCATGTGGATTGTTTGTTGTCCAACCGGAACACCAAAAATCATAAAATCCCCACTTTCATTTGTTCTTGCGGTGTATCTATAATATTTGTCAAAAACTTCGATTAATGAAGTATCTATTAGAACATCTTCTCTTGTTGGAAATGTTCCTGTTGGAGAGTGTTCGCTGTAAGATTTTACGTATGGTAGTAGATTATACCTATAACCGTCTTCATTAACATCACTTACATCTTTATAAGGGTATAATTCTGAAATTATTGGATTATTTTGGTCTTCCCTAGATAAGGGTATAAATATCGAAACCTTAGCGTTTGGTATTCCAAACCCTCCGTTACTTATAACCCTACCAACAACAACTCCATAATCTGAACATTGTCTGGTGTATATTTGGCTTTGTAATATCTTTAAAGATAAAATTTCCAAATATTCAAAGTCTTGGTCTAATAAAACTCTGATTGATTTATCGACGCCAACCTGCGTCCTTATTCTGTAAGAATTAGACATTATATAAAAAATCTTTTAGATAAATAGTTTATGCTCTATTTTCAAAAAGATAAGTTATGTTTTTTTAAAATAAATTATCAAGAAAAATTAACTGTGTTCATATTTTTAACCCTTACAATAATATCTTTACCGGGGAATCTAATTTGATATATCTGACTTGGTTGTGCGAATATAGTTTCATCAATTAATTCAATCTCTTTAGTTTCGTTATCTAAATATCTTTGAGATGTTTGTGATGAGGAGTATTGTCCACCAACTTTATTAAATATTCTAATTGACGCAACACTAATAACCCCGTTTTCACTTTGTGCTAATCTTCTTATTTCGGACACATTTACATTTTCCCCCATTTGTCTATTTCCTGGGTCAAAATATTCAGAAATAACATTAATTACCGCCGAGATTACCGCTCCTTGATTTTGACTCGAATCTAATATCAAATCGATATTAACACCTAAATCAATTACATTAGCGGTTTCTATTGAAATGTAGTCATTAATCATTCTATAATTAGATAAATAATTTGCGACGTTACTTTTTAATGTGGTTGATATAATTTCAGTTAGGCTGCCCGAATCGTCATAAGATAACATCTTAACTTTAATTTTATTATTTTCTTCTAAAATTGCAACTTTTGCAGGCGCTCCAAATTGTGAAGGCATTGTTCTTATTAGTGATTCATAATCATTAATAGTTACCGCCCTATTTTGTGCGGAAAAATTAAATGAAACCATATTTCTAACTTCTTCGGTTGTTGGGTTTGACGCTCCTCCAATCGCAGCAGTAACATTATTACATCTTAACGAATTAACTACACTTGTATTAGTACTACTTAGAGGTCCGTTAACAAAAAAAGAAACAGTACCTATTTGTGTTATAACATTAACACCTAAATTACTTCCGGTTCCTCCACCAATCCTATATTGTATAAAGAGAGTACTATTAGATTTTAAAGTACTTCCTAGTGCGATATTGTTAGAATATTTATATAAATCTAATTTATAACCATTTCTCGCAAATTCTCTTAATTGTTCATCTGCGGATTGCGAACCACCCCCAAAGGTAATTTTGCAAAAACCTTCAGGTGTAAATTCAGTAATGAATTTGTCTTGCACTGTAAGATATTTCCCAACTTTAATGCCGGGTCTATCAGAAGTTTTAGTGGGGTCTTCAACAAAGACTCTATCTTCCGCCAACGCCTTAACCTCATACCATCTATTATCTAAACCCAAAAATTCTTGTGATGTTGGTACATTAGCGTATTGTGTTCCATCTTTTAATAAAACACTTGTAATTCCTAAAACGTTTCTATCGGGTAAGAATAATTCAAAAAAGGGTTTAACATCATTTGGATTTATAACCGTTTTAAAAACTTTTGTAATACCGTTAACCACAGTTTCTCTTTTAACTATGGTGTAATTTAATAACTTATTATTAGAATCAAAATTTGGTATTTTTAACCTATTTGGAAATCCTTCCGCATTAATCGGTGATGAAAAATCAATATCATAAACAGTTTCAAACACTTGTCCAGCTCCGTTAACTTGAGCGCCTCTTCTTAAAATACCGCAATATCTTAAATCCTCTTTATCTCCATCAGCCGGAACCGTTATTGAAAAATCAACTAAAGCAACTGAGGGTCTTTGTCCGGGAACTTTTAATCCATAAGTTCTTGCAATATTATATATTGACGACCTTTGTTGTGCATATTGTAAAACGGTTTCTTGGATACTTCTATCAATATTAAATTGTAGGTTATCAGTTACCGCCGCGTTTAAATCAATTAACACTGAAAATATTGAAGCGTCGTTAAAATTTTCAACTAAGTCAGGATAGTAAGTTTTTGTGAAATTTAACAATTCGGTTCTTATCGATTGAAAATCTCTTGTTAGATATGATATTTTTTTATTTGCCATAATTTTATACGTTAATAATTATAAAATCAGGGGCGTTGAACGCACTATCAGTTACTATATAGTCTATTTTGATAGTTGCGGTATGTTCCTGTTGAGAAATGTTTGATACTCTAAAAACTCTTTTGTCGTCCTCAATGTAAGTACCTTTATTTTCTTCTCCGTCAGATGCCGCCTTTATATTTATACTTGTTATTGTTATTCCCGGTATGTATTCTTCAACACTTTCTCTAATTTCAGATTCAATATCTGAAAAAGTTAAACTGTCCATGGGTTCAAATATGAATTCCAAAAGTCTAGTTCCAAAATCGGGTAAATAATATCTAGTTCCTTTTCTGGTTAATAATAAATGAATTAAATTTGACCTAATTTCTTCATCAGCAGTATTTGATAAATCAAAATACGTGCCTGTATAAGAATCCCTAAAAGGAAAATTTATTCCATATGTTGGATTTTCTGCCATACATATAAATATATGTTCTGTTTATTTTCTATAAATAGATATAAATAAAAAATCCCGACATTATATCGGGATTAATATTAAGTTATGATGAACAACCAAAACATTCAAATTCACTATTCTTTGGTTTTTCCGGTAGTATTAAATCTACCTTCGGAGCTTCCGGCATTGATTTAGGTTTTTCCATTTTGGAAATATCTACCGCCAAATGTTTTGCTCCCGTGGATATTGCTTTAGTTCTAACATAATAACATAATGTCTTTAATCCTTTCTCCCATGAGTGAAAATGTGATGATGTTATCTTTGATAGAGTTGGATTACCCATATAGATATTCATTGATTGTGATTGGTCAATGAACGGAGCTCTATCGGCTGCCATATCAATTAGTTCTTTTTGTGAAATCTCCCAAATTGTTTTATATTTTGGAATTAAATTTTCAATTCGTTTAACTTTTTTATGATAATTTTTATCTTCAGTATCTAAATAATTATTAAAATTAATACCTTGAATTGAGCCTTCGTTTAGAATAATTTCGTTCTTTAGGTCTTCGCACCAAATTCCAAGTTTTTCGAAGTCATTAATCAAATACTTGTTAACAATCATAATTTCACCACCTACCACTCTTCTATTAAAGATTGCCGAATGAGCCGGTTCTGTCATTTCATAAGAA